GATCATGATGGGTTCCTTTGAGGGGTGAGGTTACTGTTCAATCTCGTCGCGAACGTGGAGGAGTTCCCCCTCGTCGTCATAGACACCTTTGCGGATGCGCGGTTTGCCAATCTGCTCGATGAGCGCTTTGATCTCGGCGGCGAGGGTGGCGGTCTGGTTGTCGCCCGCAGCCGCGGTCTGGGCGCCCTCCTCCATAGACTGCTGGTGGCCCGCTTCCTGTTGGGAGGCCGCTGCCGCGAGCTTGTCGCGCTGGAGACCGCCCTCGTGGACTTGGCCGAGTTGTTGCGCGAGCCGCGCCTCCTGCCCCGCCATGTTGTCGGTGATGAGCTTGACGGCCGCCTGGAGTTCGCCCAAGTCCTTTTTCGTATCTTCCTGGAGCGCGGTACGGGCGTTCTCCGACTGGATTTTCATCCCCTCGATCTCCTTCTTCAGGACGAGGTTGGGGTCGGGAGGCGGCGGTTGGGGGTTGGCCATGCGCTTGAGGATTTGGTCCGAGGCTTCTTCGATACTTGCCTCGAGCGAGCGCCCGACGGAGAACCCGCGGACGACGAACTTGAGCATCTCGAGCGCGACCGGCACCATTTCGGGAGTGTTCTCGCTCACGTTCTTCATGGCAAGCATGAAGTTGCTCGTCGCGGACATGAACTCGTTCCGCCGCTCCCGCTCATCCACCTCGTCGAGCTCGATCATGGAGTCGGAGGCGATCTCGATCCGGTACTTCCTCACCCGCTCATTCTTAAGCAAGGCGAGCGCCTGCTGGACCAGCGGCGACTGCATCGGGTCGGTGACGGGAGGCGGGGGCTCTGGTGGCGCGGCCGGTTGGGGTGGTGCCTGTGGCGGCATGGCCTCGGGAGGAACGGCCTCAGGGGGCGCAACTGGTTGCCCGGGTCCTACCGGACCTGCCTGGGGCGGCATCTGGGGAGGCGCCTGCATCTGCGCCATCATCTGCTGCATCTGGGCAGCCTGCGCGGCCTGCTGTTGCGCGACCTTCTCCAGGTCCTTCTGCACCTCGGGGATTTGCTCGATCGAGGAGATGCGGACCAGGGTCTCGGGGGAGTACATTTCGCACATCCACTCGGCCTTGATCCGGAGGATGGCGGTGACGAACTCCGCGACCTGCTGCTGCCGGGAGGACAGGCGGAGGTTGGCGAACTTGGCCTTGATCTCCTGTGCCCCCCTCGTCTCCGAGGCGATCGTCACGCCGCGCACGATGTCCGCCATGCCTGTGATCTCGTAGATCACTTGCTTGAGGGCTTCCCGGCTCCGCTGGAGGCCATCGAGGACCGCGAAGACTTGCTCGAGCGGGAGGAACTCCATCACGCCCTTGAGCCCGCCCTTCTCGGCGAAAGCGGCCCATGCGTTGACCGGGATCATCCGATTCTCGTAGCCGCCTTGGAGGAGGCCCTGGAGAGCAGTTTGACTCGCATCATAGACCCCGATCACCCGAAGGGCGGAGGTCAACATCTGGATGCGGGTGGAGATTGCGTCCAGTTCTTTCAACTGGTCGGAGTAGAGAACGAAGTCGGCAGTGGGGACGATGGAGTCGTTCGTCATCGTGCCCGAGAGGGGCATCGGGCAGGGGAAGAACTCTTCGAGTCGGGCGGGGTCATCCTTGAGGTCGAGGGGGTAGTCGTACCCGTCGCACACCCAGATGAGCTGCTTGCTCTCCTTATCCCAGATTTCCCAGATCAAGGCGCGAGACAGGGTGGCGTCGCCCTCTTCCTTGTTCGTCTTCCCGCTTTCCAGGTCCGCCTTGGCCGGATCGTAGTTGCAGGGGATTTTCGTGACGTCCCCGCCGAAGGATTTGCACGACTCGGTGAACCGCTTCTCGAGGGCGGGGCGCGAGAACATCAGGCGCCGGGCGACCCACCTTACATCTCCATGCGTGCGAGCCGGGGAAAGGAGGAAATCCTTCCAAAAGACGTAATCGACGGGGGTCTTCTCGTCGGTTAACTTTTCCGTGGGCTCGGTTTTGGTCGCAAGGGGGTTTTCCGGGTCAGGGACCTCGACATCCTCGGTTTCGAAGGCTGGTTCGTAGCGCACCCAAGCACAACCTTGGCCGGGAAGCAGGCGGTCGAGAACACAGGCCTTGATCGTGCCGTGTAGGTCTGGCCCGCAATCGACTTCGTATTGTAAGGCGCGCTGAAGAACCTGGCTTGCGAGCCTGGCCACGGGGTCAGAATCACGAAAGCGTCGGAAGACCTCGACCTTGGGACGTCGGGAGTAGGTCGCAGGGGCAAGAGTTTGGACATTGGACCAGAAGATGTTGAATTTCGTGCCGGATAGGGAGGTTTGCTCACTCTCCCGCTCATTCTTGTAGCGCTTGGTGATGCGGTCGCCGCGCTTGTAGAACTTGTCATAGACCTTGGCGGCTTCCTTGATGGAGGCCAACCACTGGGTAGCGACTTCCTGGGGGTCTTTCTCCCGCGCAGGCGCCACCTTACCAGACTCGGGGTCTTGGGGCAGTTCAGCGTCAGCCATTATAGGTGGTCCATTTCAAGGGCTTGCTGGTAGCGATCGTGCGCCTCCCAGACCTCGTCCATAGTCTGCCCGGATTTTGGGCGAGAAGGGGGGAGGTTGTCAATGATCCAGGGGCGCGACATCAGGCCGTAGCGCACCATGTCCGCAGCGTGGTCCTCAGCGTCGGTATCCACGTCGTCGGGCTTGTCTGTGTCAGCAGGGACGCTCTCGAGCGTGCGGATTGTGTCCTCGCAGCAATCGAGGATGTATAGCAAGGGCGGGAACCAGGTGTCGGGCGGGTTGTCGCCGAGGAACCCGACCATGTGCTGGCGGACCTTGTCCCAACCGACGAGGCGGGTGTTGTCTGCGCGACGCAGGTTGACTTGGTTGATCGCGAAGGTCTCCATGAGGGAGGGCCCGCCGTCGCGCTTGAACATCGAGGGGTCAGCGGCGATGTACGCCAGTTTCTCGGCCCCGGTCCGGTTCCTTATTCCCTGGGCCACTTGCGGAGCATCGAAACGCAGTCCTTCGTTAGGCTTACCGTTAGAGCCATACCATTCGCGATACAGAACCATAGCACCTCGAGGCAGGCCCCAAGAGCCATCAGAAACAGCCCACCAGCCCATAGAAAAAGGAGCAGCGTACCCCCAATCGAAACTGCCAAAGCGCATAGCAGAAGGCGGGATAAGTTCAGCGAAGCGCGCGGGGAGGACATGGCGGGTCCTTGAGAACTGGGTGAAGTAGGCCCCGACTGGGGTTGACCAGTCGCCGAGGAGCCAAGCGCGGACCAGGGCGGCACTGCCGCTCGTTGCCAGGTTCGCGACGTACTCCGGGTTGTTCTTCATGATGAGCTGGTTGTCAGCGAGGCGCGACGGGATGTAGACGCGCTCTTTCTTCATCACAGGGAAGCCGGGGATCTCGATCGTGTCCTCGAGGATGGAGTAGCCACTGGGGTTTGGCTTGATATATCGGTCAAAGACCCAGTGGTGACCGGGGCCTCCAGGGTTACCGGTAAGACGCAATCCGACGTGAGCCCCCACGGCACTGCGTAGTGTGCCGAAAAGCTTCTTGATAGGAGCGAAAGAAGGGAAGTTGGTGGCTTCCTCGATGTAGACGCGGGTGTAGGAGTGCCCTTGGTATGCTTCAGCATCGCTGTCCTTGTCGAGGTAGCGGAACTTGAGGCGACCGCCGCCGGGCATGACCCAGGTGGCCTTGGTCGTGTTGTAGGATGCGCCGAGGGGCTCGAAGAGCTGGCGCGACCGAGCGATCACTTCATCCAACTGGCGCTGCTCGCGCCGGAAGAAGACGCCGTTCGCGTTCATGCCCCACTCGTCGGAGTGCTGGAGCCAGTCCCCGATGCTCCCTTCGGTCTTCCCGCCCCCTCGAGCACCGCCGTAGAAGACCTCGAAAACGGGGCACTCGATCAGAGCCGTCTGCGGCCCCGGCATTGGGGACCAGTGGACGACGGGATCGGTCATGGCGCCTCGATGAGGGCGGCGCCGTGCCGAACAGCCCACTCGGTCGAGGAGGCGGCTTTCGCCGGGACTTGGACGACCACGGCGACATTCGTCGTCTGGCCTTGGGGTCTCGCGCCGTAGCCCATCGCGTCAGTCGCGAGTTTCGCCGTCTTGACCAGGAAGTCGTCACTTTGCGTGACTGGCCCCGCCAGTTTCTCGAGAATGCGGTTGAGCGACTCCCCGGCCACTGCCGCGAGCCGTTCTTGAATCGTCGCAGTGAGGACCGGATCGACAATCTCACCCTTCCGCTCGGCGAGCCGCGCCCGGAAGACGTCGGAGTTGATGATCTGGGAGATCCAGGTCGGCGAGCGGTCGAAGATCGCGGCGAGGGTGTTCTGCTTCACCGTGGGCTCGGCGATCATCAAGTCAATCATCGCGTCGTGGGTATACCGCACTTTGGCGATACCCTCCTGCATGACGCCTGTCACGGGGTTCGGGTGCATCTCGGGGCTCCTTGGAGGCGCTACACGCGCATTGTGGCAGCTCCGGGGGGCGGAGTCAAGCGATGGGGGCTATGGTGGCCTGATGGGGGCCAACCGACAGATGGGTTGCCGCGACCCAGACGTCGGCGGGGGGCATACGGTAACTGTCACCGATAATCACTTCATTATTAGTGACCATTATACCAGGGTCTTTTTGGGATTTTTTCGGGCCGGGAAGAACTGCGAAGCCATACCGGTTCCAGTAAGGACCTGGGACTCCCAGGCCGGGCAAGACCGGGGGGGCGGGTCGCCCCAGGCCGGTGCGCCCTGCAGTGGTGCATGCCCCTATCCAGGGCACGCCCGCACTAGATTGGGATGCTTGACCATATCGCTAGGTGATGCTGCCGCACCAGGTTGGTGCTAGCCATCACGACCCATTTGCGCCCCCCGTTTCCCGTCACGGCCCGCAATACCGTGACATCACCTCGGCGCACCGACATGGTGCTAGAAGTCGCATGGTCGGTCAATGTGTCATCGGCGGCCATGATGACATGGATCAAGTGCCCCAATTGGGCCGACGTTAGGGGTTTGGCTAGGGTGTGCATTCGTTCGATCTCCGTGGTGGGTTGTCATGGGCACCGTGCCCATACCCATAATGTAGGGCATCGGGCGCGCACCTTCCAATTGGTTGTCACTATCGGGAGTGCGGGGTCCATTGGTGCATGTAGGTGCAATGGGGGATTGATTGGGTACGACCGACCAATGGTGTTTTGTGACCCCCCCCTACTGTCAAGGGGTGTGTTACGTTCGGTTACAATTTTTTTTTTAACTCCCACCTACACCCCCACCCACGCGTATGTCAAGCCCCGCATTCGCGTAGGGTTATTGGTGGTTGCGTAATCGCAACGTCGCGTAATCGCAACAATGGCCCCCCGGCGCCCTATGGGTCGCGCTACACCATCGGCCGGTCGTTGTCAATTGGGCCACGATTTGCCCCCACGGTACGCATGGACATCACCTACCCCCACGGCTACCGCATGTCAACCCCCTCCACGCATTGTTACACTAGGGAATACCCTAACGCGTAGAACGGCACAGGCCGTGTTATTTTAGGGGTCGGGCTACCCTAGCCCCAGGCCGCGCGAAAAACGCACCACGGCCCGATTAGGGGCATTGGTGGGCATTTGGGCTTTTCCCCCGTTTCGACCGGCACACATGGTCGGGCCTTCTTTACAATGTAACAGTCAAGGTTTCGATTGACATGGGGTTATGCACCCCTATAATAAACGCCATACCATCACTAATAACCCACCACGGAGCACGCGATGACATCAACCCACGGCACACTCGGCTACACGTTCAGCCGCATGGTGCGCGACACAATCGCCGAGCATGGTCTACAATGGGCCGTGCGCTATTATGTGAAGCGCCACAAAATCCCGGCCCGGCAATTCCGAATCTTTGCCGGTATCTAGAACGTATTCGCCTGCGCCCGCTACAATGGGCGCACGAGAATGCGAACCCCCACCACGAAGGAGAATCGATGAACATACCATTCGACAATGCCACCATGCGCGCCCATTACCTAGAACTGGCCGATGCATGGGAAACCCGCGCGGCGGAAGAACGCGGCAAAACCGCCGAAATGGGCTGGCATCATTGGGAGCGCATCGCGGCAGAATCGCGGCTGGCCCGATGCGAAGCCAAACGGGATCAATGCATAGCGAAGGCCGATACCTATCGATAGTACACACCCGATAGCCGCCTCCCCCGGCGGTTATAGGGTGGGCACTTTCGCCCATCGTCACCAATAGGAGCCAACTATGGCACGCGAAGACGC